CCACAGTAGCATAACCAGCCTCAAGAGAGACTGAGCTATCCTGTGTATTCAGTCCTTGGAAGCCCGGAGCTGATATAGTTGTGGTTAAGAGTTTAGCTACCATTAGACACCAACCCAAGTAGTCTCATCATCATAACGATTCTTCTCAATAGCTACAGCATCTGCTAGGGCTAAGCGATACTGCTGATAAATCTCACTGAAGGATGTACCTCCATCTTCACCACGTTCACCAACAGCTTTAGCGTAGGCTAACATCTGTACTAGGTGTGCTGGAACCTTTAAAGTATCAGCATTGGCTGTTAGGTTCTCCTGAGGAATAACCAATTCAAACCTTAAGGAATAGACACCATCAGGATTAGGCCATACATCTACCTGAGTATCATCACCATCAATACCACTGTAGTTATAGTACGTAGGAGCTGCACCTTGTATAGTTCCTAAGAAGTACTGTCTATTCATCCAGTTAGTAGGTACTTGCTGCATTGGGATGTCTTGAGTATCATTTAAGACATCTTGAGTACGGAACCTTTGACCTGAACCTGTCAATGTATAGTTACGAGTACCTGCCACTGTTGGGAGTACAATCGTAGTTGTTAGGACATTCCACTCATGAGCATCCTCAATCTCTCTCTTAGCATCATTAACGAATACACCAATCAAAGAACTATAAGGAGTATCTCCAACTGACGATACTTCAGTCTCTCTTAACCGTATCAATACGTTATTGACCAACTGTAAATAAGTCGTAGCCATTAATATTCCTTATATCTTGTATACTATAATAACACACTTTAGTGTTAATGTCAATACTTTTTAGACTTCTTTTTAGCTTTACTTGCTTCACTCATAGCAATAGCAACTGCTTGGTCACGAGACTTCACCACAGGGCCACCTTTACCGCTGTGGAGAGTACCACCTTTGTACTCACCCATAACCTTCTTCATCTTGTTCTTAGCTGTTCTCTGACCACGTGTAGGCATATTCATTTTATTTACCTATCAATAAAAGATTTTAACTGTAATAGTGCCTGATGTAAAAGCTGTTACATTAGCTCGTATATAAGGTGTGGGAGATGTAAGCGTCACAATACCGTCAGCTGTCAAAGCTGTAGCCACTGTAGCCCATGTTGTACCGTCTACAGAGCCTTGAACAGCTACTGTACCAATAGTAATACCTGAAACTTGTATATGAGCTGGTACTGCACCATCTGTACGAATTCCAAGTGAAGCACCTGTGGCAGATACGCCACTTAAAAGAGTTGCCAATGCCATAGTTATTTTACTCCATTAAAACGATTGTCAATAGCTAACCAAATAGCCCCGAAAAAAGCACCTATAATAATAATAGGTTTTACAGCTTTAGCGATCCATTCAAGTACTAGAAAAGCACCTGAAGCAGCGTTAAAGGCTTTGATTACGTGTTCTGTATTCTTCTCTATGTTATCTACTTTGGACTCTACAGCCAGTAGGCGATCATAGATGTGCTCGTGAGTTACTGTTTCCTCTTTCATCATAATGTACGCTCAACCCAAGCTAATTGTTCTTCATTCCATGTATAACGCTTGTCATCGGTAGGCATTGGTGTAGGTGCTTCCCAAAGACATGAATCTTCGTTTAGCACCCAACTTGCAAACGGCTTGGGAGGAATGAACGCATCTTTAGTTCGGTCATAAGTAAATCCAATACCAGCGTAGTTTTTTCGCATAGGCGTACCACCAGTAGCGTGAACACCGCCATAAGTATTGTAAGAAGTTTGAATCCACTCCCCTGCAGATGTATCTACAAATGTGCGGAAGAACTCAGGTTCAGCGACAATGACTTGAGTTACTTTTCCGTCTATAACTTTTGCAAAATGTGCCATATTATTTGTTCCTCAAAAAGGTCTGATTAGGCAGCAAATGTGCCACTAGATGTAAAGGTGTGAATGGTGTAGCCACTTGCCGATGTAACAGTACCGCCAGTTCCTCGTTGTGCGCCTAAATAGCGAATAATTACAACTCCAGAACCACCATTGCCACCTGTTTGTTTTACTGACCCTGAGTTACTACTTGAAGCACCGCCACCGCCACCGCCAGTATTGGCAGTTCCATTTGCGCCATTTGTGCCAATTCCTGTTCCACCACGTCCACCACCGCCACTTGCAGTTCCACCTGCAACATAGCAACCGCCACCACCACCACCACCGCCACGAGTTACAGCAGTACCTGTTGCTGAAGAAGAAACGCCAGTACCACCAATTCCACCTGTGCCATCACCATTGCCATTACCGCCAACTGAACCAGCACCACCACCTGCAGCAGAACCAGAAGTACCTCCAGTACCTCCAGTACCTCCCGCATAACCTTGTCCTGTTGTTCCAGAACCACCAGTTCCTTGACTTGCACCACCTCCACCTCCGCTACCTCCGCTTCCAGCAGTACTACCATATGGAACTCCGAAACCGCCACCAAGAGAAGTAACTGTCGTGATATTTGAGCCACTAATTGATGAGTTTGAACCAGTTTGTCCATCAACTGCATCGGCTGACCCATTTCCTCCACCACCAACAGTTACTGTGTAGGAAATACCAGTTGAAAATGCAAGAGAAGATTCAGCAGATGCACCGCCACCAGAAGATTCACCAGCAATAGAGGAACGATAACCACCTGCACCACCAGCAGAACCACCAAACGAACCGCCACCAGAAGTTCCAGCACCGCCACCGCCACCAGCAATCACTAAATATTCAGCCGTGTAATTTGGCGAAATATTGTATGCGTACCAATTTGTTCCATCACTCCACTCAGGCCCACCAGTAGTAGTGTTGTAACGAGTCATTCCAGAAACAGGAGTGCTAGGACGTTGTGCAGTTGTACCTTTTGGTAGACCAAAGTAACCAGTTGATGAGTTTGTTTGGTCACTAACTGCTGCAGCAGTAACCGAAACAGTACTCCAAGTAGGAACAGCACCAGAACCTGCTGAAGTCAATACCTGACCAGACGTGCCAGATGCACCCGCAACTGTTAACGCAGTTGTAATATTAGGGCTTGTTAATGTTGGAGATGTAAGTGTTTTATTAGTAAGAGTTTCTGTGCCTGTCAAAGTAGCAAAGCCACTTGCTGTAAAGGCTGCGCTAGTCCATGTTGAGCCAGACCATACAAACAAGTTAGATGATGTAGTGTTCCAATACAAAGCACCTGTTAACAATGTGTTACCATCATTGTCAACTGAAGGAGCCGATGCTTTAGGGCCAAGATACCTGTCATCAAAGCTATCATAGGACGCTAAAGCTGAACTAGCATATGAACTAGCTAAGTCAGCACTTCCAGAGGCTGCTGTAGCTGCGTTAGAGGCAGTGGTTGCACTTCCAGAAGCTGCTGAAGCTGATATTGCTGCTGCTGTAGCACTACCTAAGATACCATCAACATATAATTTAGTTGTCAGGTCACTATTATCTGAAGGAGTAGCTGTACTTGTAACCTTGTTAGCACCCATGACAATGTTACCTGTCATAGTTCCACCTGCTAAGGCTAACTTAGCATCACCAACACCATCTACGTAGGTCTTAGTTGTAGCATCAGTACCTGCAGTTGGAGTACCTAAGCCAGTAATCTTAGACGTACCCATTGCAATAGCACCTGTCATCGTACCACCAGCTAAGGCAAGCTTACCTGCAATAGCTGTAGTCAATGTGGCTGCAATATTAGCATCATCATTTAGAGCATCGGAGATCTCACCCAAGGTATCCAATGTTGAAGGAGCTGTACCAATAAGGTTGCTGATAGATGTATCTACATAAGACTTGTTAGCTGCATCACCTGAGTTAGTAGGTGTTGGAAGACCTGTAATGGTTGCTGCAGTACCACTGTCCATGTCCAATGTACCGTTAATGGTTACATTGTTGAACGTTGAAGTACCTGTGGAAGCTGTTACGTTACCAGTTAAGTTACCTGTGACGTTACCAGTGACAGCACCTGTATGTGTACCTGTAGTGTTGCCAGTCACAGCTCCAGTCAAAGCACCTACAAAGCCAGTATTGGCTGTAATTGTAGTTCCTGTAACTGCTGCAGCTGTAGTGCCTCCAATGGGAGTATTGTTAATTGTTCCACCAGTTTGAGCTACTCCAGCAACAGTGCCACCTGTAATGGCTGCTGCTGAAGCTTCTTGATTACCTAAAGAACCTACAATCCTAACAACAGTTGCACTATTGTCTTTGGTGTACAGCTTCTTGTCTGTTACGTTAATGGCTAACTCACCTTTAACTAAGTCTCCAGCTGCAGGTGTAGCAGATGATGTACTGCTATTCTTTGTGATGATTGTTGTCATAGTATATTAAGCACCTTTAAATAGTCCATAAGCCGAGCCTATTGTGTCTTGTCCAATTCCAAGATTAGTCAAATACTCTACAGCTGCTTGTTGATTAGCAGCAGTATCGCCACCAGAGTTAGCTACAAAATCAGCATAAGCAGCTGCAATAGATTGAGGAGAACTACTTGCTCCTAAAGATGTATAACTAGGTTCAGCTGCAGTGCCTGTCATACTTGAGCCTCCTGACAACATCCCACCACTATCGCCACCTCCACCAGCATTAGTAGTTGATTCTAAATAAGTGTTATAAGCTTGATTAATAAGAGTATCTGAAACACCAATATCTTTTAAGTAATCAGCTGCAAGTTGTCTATTGGTTGCTGTATCTCCACCAGCATTTGCAACAAAGGCAGTATATGCTTGTACCACATTAGCTGGGGTAGCTTTAGCATTTAACTGCTGATATGTATTACCAGCTGCAGGTAAAGTATCTAAGTAAGCATTGTAAGAAGATTCAATCTGACCTTGTGTTAAACCTAAATTAGTTAAATAGTCAGTAGCTGCTTGTCTATTAGCTGCTGTATTACCACCTGCATTGGCAATAAAGTCAGTATAAGCCTTAGCAACATCTACAGGTGTGCTTGTTTTAGTTAACGAAGCATATAAAGGAGATGATGCAACAGTTTTAATTGGAACTACTGGAGGTTTTACTACAGGAGGAGTCACAGGTTTTACAGCACCACCAACCATATCACCAAACAAACTACCAGTTACAGAAGCACCGGGATTGAATTCAGTTGAGTACCAGTTCTGCAATGGGCTTGCAACGTCACGAGGTACATTAGGCATCAAGCTGTTGTAGTTGCTCTGTAGTTGACTAAAGTACTCTGGAGAGTAACCACCAGCACCACCACCTGAGTAAGTCACTGGAGTAGCAGTTGTTGCTGTATTACCACCACCCATGTTAGAGATAGCGTTAGTAGCTCCTAAGAGTCCAGCTACGTTAATACCAGCTCTAGCTAAGTTAGCTATCTGTGCAGGTGTTAAACTAGAGGCTGCTGTTGCTGCAGTTGTTCCTGCGGCTGTAGCTGTTGGTAAAGCAGTTCCAACTAAACCATCTGCACCTAATGCAAAAGCAGGGTTAAAAGCACCTCCAGCACCTGTAAAAGCTGCGTCCCAAGCACCTACCCCAGTAGGAATTCCCTCACCTAAGAAAGCTCCATTACCTACAGCAGCTCCACCGCCACCAAGTAAACCTGCATAACCAGCGGCTCCTAAAGCTGCTAATACTACGGGATCTTTAAAAGCATCTGCTAAGCCACCAAAGAATGATTGACTTGCTTTAGTTGTACCTTGTCCTGTAAGAGCACCTGTAGGATCATAGGAGTAAAAAGGTTGCCCTGCTGCGTCTATACCTGTAGATCCAGTAATACCTGAAAGAGCACCTTCTTGTAAAGTCTCTCCACTACCAGTATCAGCATAATTAGCACCATACAGAGTACCACCAATGTTAACAGTATTACCACGACCTGCAGCGATAATCTGCTGTATCTGCTCAGGTGTCAGTGCTTGAGGAGCTGCCATGATTTATTCGCCTTTTCTGTATAACTCAAACGTGTTGATAATATTCATTGTGGAGCCAGTCTCAGAAGTTGCTCGAACTTGATCGCCCTCTTCAAGAACAATATAAGCACCATCGTTAAATTTGATAAACTGAGTAGTACTTAACACATAGTTATCTAATACGTGAACTTCAGTTGCTGTACTTGCGTCATACCACACAACATCAATAAACTTATTATTACCTGAGTGGTTTACAACGTAACAAAGAGGCCACCTAGCATAATAACCAGTAGGTACTGTGAAAATAGTAGTCTGCGTTGCAGCAGTAAGAACATTACCCGTCGATATTGGTTTCATCTTGCTTTACTACTGTTTTCTTAGTTGCTTTAGGTGCTTCAACTACTTCTACAGGTACTTCAGTGTATCCAGTATGTTTACGCATCTCCAGAATCTCATGCTCTTGGAAGAACTCTACTGTGTTACCTGATTGAATACATTTGAATTTCATTGCTGTTAACCTTTCTGATGTACTACATTTAATACATTAAAAAGGCTCCCTATACCTCGTGAGTACAGGGAACCTAGTTAGTCTACTTAGACAGGAACCACGAGGGCAACGCCACCGTAGTTACGCAGCTCAGCGCAACCGTACAAAGTATCAGCTGTGAACAATGTACCGAGGTACTCTTGTTTGTACTGAGTCTGTGAACGGACACCAACTTGCTCAACCAGAACCATAGAGTCTTTGTGAGCCATCAAGCACACACGACCCAAGCTAGTACCAGTACCATCAGCAGCAGACTTAGCTGTGCCAGCATTGGACGAAACGTAGACTGGAACACCATAGATGTCACCAATCATGCCGTTACGAATGCTGTTAGCAGAACCAGCTTCACCAACGCTGTTGAAGGTTGTGAACTCAGTCAAACCCAAGATAGTGTTACGTACATTTGGGGGAATCAAGAAGAAGCGGTTGTCCATAGGAACATCGCTATCATCAAGACGCTGAATTGTACGACGAATGCCAGCAGCTGTCAAAGCTGAAGCATTACCAGCATTGGTGTTAGCTGTGTAGTCAAAGGCTGTAGAGCCATCACCACCAATGAAAGCACCAGCGTAGCGGAAGTTACCTGCACCAGCTGTTGAAACATTGAACTGTTGACCCAAGTTCACCAAGTCAGTATCAACTTGACGACCCAAAGAGTAACCAGCATCATCAGTGTAGAACTGACGGAGGCTAGACAATGCTTGGGCTTCGACGATGTCCTCAATCAAACGTGAGTACTCGTAGTGCTTGTTGATAGAGATTGTAACTTCAGTTTCAGTAGCTGCAATCAATGTTACTTGTGTAGAAGCTGCCTTAGCAGAAGCATTGCCACGTGCAGGGACTGGAATGTGAACTACGTCACCTTTCTTGCCCTTGAAGCTCATCTTCTTAAC